TTCTACTATATTTTCTGGGGAACTGCTACTGCTGCAGTAGTTCTTGGACAAGTTTATGTTGGAACTGGATATAGAGAAATGGTAAGAGGAATTAATGCACTTACTTATGCTTTAGCAAGGTCAGTATAATGAGTTTATTCTCTAAACCTACCGAAGAAAATTTAACTAATCCTGTAGTAAAAACTACTTCCGAAAACGTAAAGGAATCGCATGAAGCATTGTTTTATGCTACAATGAATTTACCAGAAGCGGCTGCTCACTGTGGTATGACTCAGAAGGAAATGAAAATGACTTTCTGGGAGTACTTAAAATATAATGAACCAAACTATGAATGTGACGAACGATGATGCTGTATGGGCAGCAAATGAGTTTATAAACTACTTCTCCAATATGGGGAATATTGAAGATTATCTCAGGTTCGTAAAGAAAGAAGTAATCAATTCATCAAGTTCTATTTTTTCATTACATGATGACTTCTTCAATGAAGACATTCATCCTGAAGAGATGGAATTTGATATCAAATTTGTGGGGGAAAGATTTCAACAATCTATTCCTCAAGATCATTATGGAAATTTGCTGAGAGCAGTTTCTTCTCATAACAATGAAAGTAATATACCTGGAAGAGAACTACGTTGGGTAGTTTTTGAAAAGAGGACACAAACTGTTCTTGGATTTATTAGGTTTGGTTCTCCTACTATTAATTCTAGACCAAGAAATATATGGTTGGGAAAGGCACCTGATCTGAGGATCTTTAATCGTCATGCTGCGATGGGATTTGTGATCGTTCCTTCTCAACCATTTGGATATAACTACCTTGGAGGGAAACTCCTTGCGCTCTTGTGCTGCTCTCACTTCGCCCGTGAGACGCTTAACGAGGTCTTTGAGAAGGACATTGCTCTCTTTGAAACAACGTCTCTCTACGGGTCTACTACAGATGCCTCACAGTACGATGGACTCAAACCGTTCATGCGATTCAGGGGTTTGACTGAAAGTAAGTTCTTACCTCTTCTTCATGATGAGGTATTTCATCGTCTTCACGATCGTTTTACTATCCTCAATAATAATACTCCCTTGACTGATAGTAAGGCTTCTTCTAAGAAACTAAAACGTCAGACGAAGATGATTTCTATTATTCGCAATTCACTTGAGGATACTGAAAAACTGAATGAGTTTAATTCTGTGATTAATATTGCTTTTAATCTAACTCAAAAGAAGAGATTTTATATTTCTAATTATGGATATGAAAATGTGCGTGAAGTTATTTGTGGTGAACAAGAAACTCTAGTTCGCGGTCCTAACTGGGAAAAGTTTCACCTTGAGAATATTATTTCTTGGTGGAAGAAGAAATCAACCAAGAGATATGAAAAACTAAAAAGGGAAGGAAGGTTCAGAACAAAAGTTGAACTATGGACAGATGATGACGACATTCAGATTATCCGATGACTTGTGAAGTAACTTTGTTCAAGGCTGGAAAAGTCTTTAAAGAAACTGTGATAGCACGGGACTATCAAGATGCTAAGGAAGTTGCCTTAGCAAGAAATCCTGGAGCAACAATTGTTAGTGTAACTGCTGTATTTAAATAATGGAACTCAAAGACTGGCTCAACTCCATCAACTTCAATAAAAATGATCTGGTCAAAGAAGATCCAGAGAGTATCAAAAAGTATCCGCCGTTCATTGTAAATAAATGTCTTGCTGGACACATTGATTGTATTATGTTTGCTAATGAGATGAACAAGAATCATCAGTTAGACAAGGATATGCAATATTCATTTTATCTAAATAGTTTGAGGAAAAAAAAGAGATTCTCTCCTTGGCTCCGTAAGGATAAAATAGATGATTTAGAATGTGTTAAAAAATACTATGGTTATAGTACTGAAAAAGCATTACAAGCATTAAAGATTTTATCTAGTGAACAAATTAAATTTATTAAACAACGACTTGAAACTGGCGGTAGAAAATGACTAATCAAACTGTTGAACCACAAGTAAATTGGTCTCCTGATATGATGGTTGAGGTAGTGCTCAATGAACCAGATGACTTTTTAAAGGTACGTGAAACACTAACTCGTATTGGAGTTGCATCTAGAAAGGAGAAAAAACTTTATCAAAGTTGCCATATTTTGCATAAGCAAGGTAAGTATTACATTACACACTTTAAGGAATTGTTTGCACTTGACGGAAAACATGCTAACCTTACTGTAAATGATGTGCAGCGTAGGAATCGCATCGCAAGACTTCTTTCTGATTGGGGATTAGTATCCATCGTCTCTGAAGATGATGTTTCTGATATTGCACCTCTCAATCAAATTAAGGTTCTTTCATTCCGAGATAAGGGTGAATGGATTCTTGAAACTAAGTACAGCATCGGTAGTAAAAAGAAACCTAATTGAAATGAAGTCTGTTGAACGTCATCGTTATAAAGACAAAGAAATATTTCAAACTAGAACACTAACATATAATCCTTATTCCATGACTGAGATCGAATCGGTCATGGAATATATTTCTAGTAATCTAACGCCAGAATTGGTTACTAAAAAATATCGTGCAGAGAATGCAACTAATCCAATGTTTGGGCATTGTTATCACTCTTCACAGGCTCTTTTTTATCTGATGGACACGAATGTCCTTGAGCAGAGAACTGCAATCGATTATCATGATGAAGCACATTGGTGGTTAGTTGATACTACTAATGAAAAAATTTATGATATCACCGATGATCAATACTACCAGGTTGGTCAGACTCCACCATATCCTGGAAAGAAAAAACCATGGTATGGGTGGAAGCAGCGTCCACACCAGAGAACCCTCGATCTGATGGTTTTGGTTCTTGGAGACAGATTGGCTCTTGACGAAACCGTCACCTACTCTGTATAATAGATGAGTAAACGATGAGACAAGTGCCCCTGGCAAACGAAGTTCTCATCATTATGCCCTTGGCAAACTAAAACAAATGACTATTTTGACGCTTAACAACGTTAAGCAAGTTTTCAACACTCAGGTTGATTTGAGTGTTTATGAACAGAAGTGGAATCCTGATGATCCTGCTGTTCAAGCATACATGCATCAAAAGTATGGTGTAAGTTTGATTAAGTTTATTTGGCTTGATCTCAGCACCAAAAATGAAGATGATGATGAATTTACCAACATCGGAGTTCGTGACGAACAGAATACGGGGACTGCTGTAGATGATATGGAAAATTCCATCCGTGTGGAAGGATGGTTGACTGATTATTTCCCTGGTATTGTATTCTCCGATCACAAACTTAAAGAAGCACGAACTCGTGCTTTGACTCTAATGCGACTTGGTGCTCGATACATGCCGGTTGCACTCTGCTCTCCACTTATTGATGGTAAGCGTGGAGAACTTAATACTGGTATTCTTGGCAATTACCATCCTGTTCAACGTCGTGTTGTCCAAGAAGACTTTATTGTTGCTGGTTGCACCGGTATTGATCATGATGTTCTGGACCGCAATAAGACTGATATTGAGCGTTGGTTGTATGACGAACTAAATATCGAAAAAATTTATCCAGCAAACGCTGGTGGATCTATCACCAAGATCATCAACGCAATCTATGCTCGTTCTGAGGGAGACACTGCGAAGATTGTTCGTAAGAAGTCCCGTGAAGATTGGATGGAATGGCTTTCTACCTCTTCTGATATGAAGGACGAAACGGGAAATCGTATTGACCCTTACATTCAGTTGGATAGCGATCCTGATTTTGCTCTTTACAAACCAGGAATGACGAATACTGCTCGCCTCATTCGCACCATGCTTGAAAATGGAGCATCTGGTCGTCACACTTATGTTGTTTTTTATGATGATACTCAACGCAGTCGCGAATCTTTAAAGAAAGAGTTTCAGAATATGCAATCTGATATTGAGTCTGCTCACTCTAATATTTTCAACTATGCCCAAAAATCTCTTGATATGAAAGGGATGAACATCTGCGAAATGGACAACAAAGTTCAATTCACTATTCTTGGTGCTGTTCCTTTGATGATGGATGGAAATGGTCATGAGAAAGCTTACGCTGCACATCGATTGATTCCTCTGAATAAATTTTGATAAGGTCATAAATAACCCCGAGACCTTTCGTGCGGTCTCTACGAAAGTCGGAAACCCTTATAAAGAGGTTCGGTAAATACCGTTCCTCTTTTTTTGTTTATATGTTATAAATATATCGGATGCCTTCGGGGTCCACAAAACACAAACTCGCTTATTAAAGGAGCTACAATCATGGGAAACCTTGCACGGTATTCTGCTGCAGATCTGCCTGCGTTGATGGAACGCATAAATAGGAATAGTATTGGAATGGATGAATATTTCGATAGGTTGTTTGCTCTTCACGAAACAACAAAGAATTATCCACCATTTAATCTAGTCACGGTCAGCAACGTAGAA